CAAACACGTAACGGCAAGCGGACTGCAGCTGCTGCGCTCAAGATTGCGGTTGACCTTTATAACGAAAAACTAATTACCGAACATGAAGCGCTCATGAAGATTGACCCAAAACAACTCGACGCACTTCTCCACCCTCAATTTGTACCTGCCGAACTCAAGGCCGCGAAAGCGATGCAGATCAAGCTCAACGAGCACATCATCACCCGCGAGGTGGCGTGCGCGGACGAGGGCCTGGACTGGCAGGACGTTGACGATCAGCGCGCGCGCGAGCGCGACAATGCGGAAGCGCTCGGGCTCGATCCGGATCCGGTGCAGTCTGCGTCGCCCCTGGGCGGCGGCGGCGATGTGAGCGGCTACGATCCAGATGACGCCGACACGCCCGCCGGCAAACGAAACCAATCTCTTTTCGTGCGATTATCCAGAATTGAGAAGGCAATCGTCGAGATCGCCGAGCATTTGGAGGCGGCCTGATGCCCGAAGCCGTCGATATGAACGATCCGTGCGCAAGGGCAAATGAACTGCGTCAAGCCTATTGGCGGCTGTCCCAGGGCGCGCAAGAGACGGAGGTGACCTACCAAGCAAACGGGGTCTTGCGCCGTGTCCGATACGCCCAGCCATCGATAACCCATCTTCTTAACGAATTGCGCGCCGCCGAGAACGAATGCGCAGAGCTTCAAGGATTGCCTGCAAGGCGTCGTCGCTTTGCGATCATGGGAAGCGCAACGAGGCAAAGGTTGTGAACTCGTCATCATGAGAGCGCCCGAGATCACCCTTCCGCTCCGCGAGCGCGTCGATGAGGACGGGGCGCCGGTGCACGAGTTCGTGGTGGCGGGATTAAACGACCCGTACGCCTTGGAGGCGGACGGCCAGTCCCTGGTCGGCCGCATCGACAAGGAGCGCGGGGCGGCGCAGGCGATCGCGGTTGAATCTCCGCTCGAATTATCCGGCGGCGCGTTGAAGGCGCCCGCCATGGTAGGCCTGCTAACGCTTGCGAACGACACGAAAGGGCAGCTTGACCAGCACATTAGCGCGCAGGAGGAGACGGATCAGGCGTTGGCGCAGCGATTGAGCGACATGGACTCCCAGATCGACCAGCTGCGGATCATAGAAACATTGTCAGCCGGAAATCAGATCGAAGAGGTGGCCTGTCCAAGGAATAATTGGTTCATGTATGACATGACCGCCGACCTCGACACGCAAGACGGTTGGCATGACGACAGTTATTATCAGCCCACAATCCCTGGGATCTATTTGTTTCAAATTAACGCGCCGGTCGTTGACCAAGTTACGCTGCTAAAAAACGATGAAGAAAGTCACGACCATGCCAACCAGATTTTCGCGATGGGGAGAGTCGGGAATCCTGGGTTTATCAGCGGCAGCGTTATGACCTACATGAATGGCGCGACCGACTATGTGCGCCTGTGGTTTTACTCATCTTCCGGACGTTTGGACCGCTCTCATCATACCGAACTTCAAGCATTCAGGATGCCGTCTGCGGCGCGAAATGAGCCAGAGGAAATCCCCGAGGAGGACGGGGACGGGGACGAGGATGATGGAGGTGTGGAATGAACCCGCTCGGCTATCCCCACATCATGTCTCGCCTGGTCAACGTGCCGATCATGGCACATCCTGCCAAGGTCGCGGTCGTGTTCAACGTGCTCGCCGGCAAGCTCGGCCATGCGCCGCTTGCGCTCGCTGACGATCCGCTCTCGCGATCCATTGCCGAATTGCCGCGGCGGGCGCCGCAGTCAAGCCGTTTTGCCGGCGAATGGCCGGCCGCCGAGGAAGGCGGTCGATCAATCGAGCCGTTCCGATTGACGCGCCAGGGCGTCGGCATCGTCACGGTGACTGGCGCGCTGATCAATCGCGGGGCCTGGATTGGCTCCTATTCCGGCGAGACGAGCTATGAGGGCATCAAGCATCAGCTCGCGCGCGCAGGTAGCGATAGCCGGGTCAAGTCGCTCATTCTCGATATCGAAAGCCCCGGCGGCGAGGCTGTCGGTTCGGACGAAGCGGCGTCGGCGGTTCGCTCCGTTGCCGAAAGAAAGCCGGTCATTGCCGTTGTCAACGGCATGGCGGCGAGCGCGGCCTACGGGCTCGCCTCCGGCGCCTCGAAGATCATAACCACGCCGTCCGGAATGACCGGATCGATCGGCGTTGTTCTCGTCCATCTCGATTTCTCGCGCCGCCTGGACGAGCAAGGAATCACGCCGACGCTGATCTTCGAAGGCGCGCGCAAGGTTGACGGCAATCCGCTTGAGCCACTATCTGACGATGCGACGGTGGCGTTGCGCGCCGACGTTAAGAAGTACTATGAATTGTTCATTCAATCCGTTGCGGCCGGGCGAGGACGCAAGACATCCGCCAGAGCTGCGCGCGAAACCGAGGGGCGGATCTTCATCGGCCGCGAGGCGATCGACGCCCGATTGGCCGATGATGTCGGCTCATTCGAAGAGGTGCTGGATGAACTTACGCGCCGTTCTGCGCGTTCTACGGCAAACGGCGCAGCGTCAATGCAAGCCAAAGCGAGGAGACCTGCGATGGATTTGAACGACATTAACGAGACGGTTGTGATGGGCAACGCAACGCTCGAAAGCAGAGATCAGCCGCTGATGGTCGGCATGCAGCAAGCCGAGTACGACCGCAATATCGCCCAGGCTCGTCGCGATGGATCGGCCGCGCAGGTCGATCGTTTCAAGGCGATCCTCGCCGACGCCCGCATCAAGGGCAAGGAAGGCTTTGCCTTCAACCTCGCCTGCAAGGCGCCGGACATGCCGGCGACCGAGGTCGGCGCCATGTGCGAAACCGTTCCTGCCCTGGAGGCCTCGCCGCTTATTCCCTCGATCGAGGAGCGCAGCGCGAGAACCGGGGCCGACCTGATTACAAGTCATCCGGTCCCGGAAGCGCGCACCGCCGTCAGCCAGGGATGGGACGATGCCATCACCAGAACCAATGAGCGCATACGTTCCGAGCCGCGGCGGTTGCGCCACTAACCAAAGGGGTTAATCACCATGGACCTTCCGGCTGTTACCATTCCGGCCTATGGCAATCTCGGGCCGAATTTCATCGTTTGGGACAAGGGCTATCTTTCGCGCCAGCAAATCGTGCTCAAAAAGGTTGGCGGCGCCAAAAGCTATCCAGAAGGGCTGATCCTCAAGCTTGACGGCAATGAATTCGTGCCCTTCGACGGGACCGGCAGCGCTGTCTGCATCCTCTATCAGGAGCGGACATTTGGAGATGCCGAGACCGCGCGCGCGACCGGGGTTATGCAGATTGCCGAGGTGCAGCGCGCGATGCTGAAATTCTGGGGCGAGGTGTCTGAACCTCAGAAAGAAGCGGCCTACGCTTCACTGAAGGCCAATCACATCGAGATGCGATGAAAAGAAAAACCGCCGGGCGGGGACGCCCAGCGGTTTTTAAAAGGTCAAGAAGAAAGCCGCGCCGTCGAAGCAGCGCAAGACATTCCTTATCACGCGAGTGGCATTCCGCCAAGTCGCATATGTGAGGGACTTGCGATGCTGTTTTCAGAACTGTTCGGATTGCCGCCGTTCCGGGCCGTGGAATTGACGGCGCAGATCCAGCGACTTCTCTTCATTCCCGGAATGCTTGGCGCCTACGGCGAAGCGCTGTTTCCAACCTCGCGCATCTCGACGCTGCACGCTTCCTTCGCCAAGGAAGACGACAAGCTCGCGCTGATTCCGACGACCGAGCGCGGCTCGCCCCTGGTCGAATTGGAACGGCGCCCCCAGGCGCTCAAGGCATTCACGGTCAAGCGCCTCGCCAAGGGCTCGACCGTGACCGCCGATTCCATGACGGGCGTGCTGCATCTCTCGGAAGGGATGGCCGTCAAGGAGGTGATGAAGGAATTCGCGGAACGCGGCGCGCTGATCCGGCGCGATGTCGAGTTCACGCTGGAATGGATGCGGTTCGGCGCCATCATGGGCCGCGTGCTCGATGCCGACGGCACTGTGCTCGACGACTTCTGGCAGTCATGGGGCGTCTCAATGGCGCCGTGGATCGAGCTTGATCTCGCCAATCCGGTCATGTCGCTTTCGAGCCTTCGTTCATCGATCCGAAGCATCATCCGGCACGCGCGGCGGATGTCGAAGGGGGGATGGATTCAAAACCGGACCCGCTATCATGCGCTCTGCGGCGAGGCCTTCTTCAACAAGCTCGTAACTCACCCAGCTATCGAAACCCTGTATCTGAACTATCAGCGCGCGATCGAGCTCGGCAACGAGATCGAGGACGCCTTCCCGTTCGGCGGCATCATCTGGCACGACTACCAGGGCGACGACGATGGCG